TGCACGCTGCCGCCGCCGATATCAGCAATCAGGGTTCCCTGGCGGATCAGTTTGTCAAAGGAGTCATCCTTTAATGCCAGTGCTTTGTAGTACAGGAATCTGGCTTCGCTGTTGCTTAAAATTTTTACATCAAAACCGGTCTGTATTTGAATCTGGTCTATGACGATCATGGCATTGGAGGCTTCCCGCAGACCACTGGTGGTGTACACCTGCCACTGGTTGGCACCAAAATCCTGCATGATCCGTTTGAAGTCGTTTAATGTCTGACAGATCTCTTTCGTTGTTTTGTAGGATACAACTCCGTGTGTATATACTTCTGCTCCCAGCGCCAGCGGCTGTCGGGTGTGGGATAGCTCCCTGATCCCCTTGGTTTTTGACACCTCATAGATCTTCATGGACAGCTTGCTGGGACCGATATCAATGGCTGCGTAAGTTGAATAGGACATAGTGGCACCTCCCTGGTTTATATTATATCAATTTTACTATGTAAAGGTAAAAAATAAAAGTGTTTTTAGGTAAAAATCATGTAAAGTAGTGAAAAAAAATGAAAGGTATGATAGAATGGTGTGAGTGAAATACAGGAGACGACGCATATTAATAAGGAGAGTTTATTTATGAAGACGAGTGACTTTGATTATGATCTGCCAAAAGAGCTGATCGCACAGGATCCTCTGGAGGACCGCAGTGCTTCCAGACTTATGGTTTTGCATAGAAAATCCGGCACCATTGAACACCGGGTTTTTCATGATATTGTAGAGTATTTGAGACCGGGAGACTGTCTGGTACGCAACAATACAAAGGTAATCCCGGCCAGACTGTTTGGCGTGAGAGAAGATACCGGGGCTACGATTGAACTGCTTTTGTTAAAAAGAAGAGAAAACGATGTGTGGGAGACTCTAGTAAAGCCGGGAAAGAAAGCAAGAACCGGGACCAGGTTAGTGTTTGGTGACAACCATCTTACCGGTGAGATCATCGATGTGCTGGAAGATGGCAACCGCCTGATCCAGTTTCACTACGAGGGGATTTTTGAAGAGATCCTGGATGAACTGGGACAGATGCCTCTGCCGCCGTATATAACCCACAAACTGAAGGACAAAAACCGTTATCAGACAGTATACGCAAAGTACGAAGGCTCGGCGGCTGCCCCTACAGCTGGTCTGCATTTTACAGAAGAATTGTTCCAAAAGATTGAAGAAAAAGGGGTAAAGGTAGCCAATGTAACTTTGCATGTGGGATTAGGAACCTTCCGTCCGGTAAAGGTGGATGATGTAACGAAGCATCATATGCACACGGAGTTTTACCGGGTGGATAAAGAAGCGGCAGATCTTATGAATGAGACGAAGAAAAATGGAGGACGGATCATCTGTGTGGGGACTACCAGCTGTCGTACCATTGAATCGGCGGCGGATGAGCAGGGCGTGATCCATCCCGGACAGGGGGACACCAGTATTTTTATTTATCCGGGATATAAATTTAAAATGCTGGATGCTTTGATCACGAATTTTCACTTGCCGGAGTCCACTTTGCTGATGTTGGTATCGGCACTGGCAGGAAAAGACCAGATCATGAACGCTTATGAGACGGCGGTAAAAGAAAAGTATCGTTTCTTTTCATTTGGTGATGCTATGCTGATTATTTGACACAAAATCTTACATTTGTGAAGTAATCAATTTCGTCATCAAAGTTTTCAATTACATCATTTTGGGTAGAAATGATTAAATTGCCGATGCTCTGCGGGGTGTCGGCATTTTGTTTGGCGTGAAAAATCTGTAAAAATGCGGAAAACACTTGCAATGGCGGTAGGTCATGCTATCGTAAAGTCAAGATAAAACAAAACATAAACACCCAACAGGAGGTAATTGATATGATGAACGATAAAATGGCAATGGCAATCGCAAAGGCAGTAGGTAAGGAAGTTGAAATCAAGACAGCAGAGCAGGATGGGAAGAACATCATCGTGACAGCAGCCGCAGGAGATGAAACCTACAAAGCAGTTCTCTCAGAGAGAAAGAACCAGTACGGAGCATATTACAGAGTTATGAGTTCTGAGGTCGTTGAAGTGACAGACGAAGAGCCGAAGGAAGATGTTGACGAGGTTGAGGCAATGGCAAATCTCGAAGCCGCAAAGAAGTTCAGTGAGCAGAAGAACGCTCCAGTATATGTGATGAGCAATGGGAAAAGAACAGCAGTCATCAAGACAGACTCAAATAAGGCTCGCCATGAGAAATACGGATACTGGGTGGCAGCGATTTTTGAAAACGGAGTACAGGTATCAGCATAGTGAATACAGAACGAAAGCCGGAGCAGTAATTGCCCCGGCTTATTTTATTTGAATATGAAAGTGTGTGACAGACCATTTTTGAATATGATTTGTTTTACTTGCCCGGCATCCATGATGATGCTGTCGATGATACTCTGCACGAATGTTTTGATGACAGCGGTATCGACAGAAGTGGCAAGCCGCTTGTAAGACACATAATTTCTGTCTGTAAGTTTCTGAGCAATGATGAACTCTGATGCCCTGCGGACAAATTCTTCGTCAGATACAGATTGGTTCCATTCGTCCGTATTTGAAAAACCTATCTGCTCGTTGACCTCATCCAAAGCCTCAGTCAGTTTTGATTTCTGAATGATAAATTCCGACTCCGGCATTGCATCCTCGGCATATAGATACAATTTTGTGAGTCGGTCTAAGGCTCGCTCGATTTTCTGTTTTTCATTTCGTAGTTTCGATAATTCGGAGACAACCTTTTTCTTCTTTAGTTTGGCAGACTTGCCGAAAACAGTTCCTTTGATTTTTCCGGAAGAAAGCATATTGAAAAGGTCGTTCAGACCGTCCTCATCTATATGGTCGATATAGGAGAATGTATTTCCAATCAGCAATGCAGCCTGCAACTCCTCGGGAGAATGGATGCCTGCAAAATTCTTTTGAACATTCAGCATATTTAGAACATAGTTGAATACGAACTCTCCAACGATAGGGTCTGATGTAAATTTGCCATTGCAGGCAGAGGCGAGTTTCCTGCGGGTAGGACAGGTGTATTTGGAATACTGCCAGTCTTTTTTTGCTGCCGCAGGCGTGGCTCCCATCGGCTTTCCGCAGTTTCCGCAGTACAGGAGTCCTGCAAATACATGGACATACTTTTCTGACTGGTAGGTGTTACGCTTCCGGTCGAGTCGTTTGTTTGCATCCAACATTGCAATGACACGCTCTTTTTGCTCTCGGGAGATAATTGAATCGTGATGGTCCTCAACGGTTATCCATTCGGACTCGTCCTTGACCTTTTGCCTGTCGCCCTCTTTCAAGACATTGTATCGGTAATCTCCACAGTAGAATATGTTATGCAGGATGATGTGCAGCGATACAGGGTTCCACAGGTTCCCGGCACGAGTCCTCAATCCCTTTTCGTTCAGATAGCGTGACTCACGGACTAAAGAACGCATCTCCTCGTATTTGTCATGTATGAGATGAACAATCTCAGCCTCGATAGGATTGGTTGAAAAATCCTTTGTCTCGTAGTCGTAGTTGTATCCGTACGGAACCCTGCCGCCGTTCCATTGACCGTTTGACGCTCGAGAAATCATAGTCGCAGTAACACGCTCGGAAGTCATGTTTCGCTCCAACTCAGCAAAGACAAGGATAATTTTCAGCATAGCCTCGCCCATAGCAGTAGAAGTATCGAACTGCTCGTTTTTGGATACGAACACCACGCCGAGGTCCTTGAGTTCCTTGTACATCGTTGCAAAGTCGAGCAGGTTTCGGGAGATACGGTCTATCTTCCACACGAGCAGGTGGGAAAATGCCCCTTGCCGTATCTGGGACATCATTTCTTGAAATTTTGGTCTGTCAGTATTCTTTCCGGAATATCCTGCATCCTCGAATATAACATAATCGTCTGTATTAAGCATCAGTTTTGCGTACGCAATCAAATCCTGTCGCTGCATAGGGAGCGAGTCTTTATCAATCTGATGAGTCGTAGAGACTCTGATATAGATGGCAACCCTGTTGGTAGAGGCAGGAGCAGTTCTATTCTGCATCATGTAATATCATCTCCAATCTAAAAAGGATGTCCGAGGTATCAGACATCCAATGCTTTTAATATTGCTTCGGATATGCCGAAGTAATCACTCTGCCAAACGCCGAGTTCCTGCAATCTTGGCAGCGTGATAGTTTTTCTTGATGAGTTATCCTCAATCAGAGTCTTGCGGGAGATTACGAAAAAATCCCACAGGTCAAGATTAAGAGGATTTTGGGATGGGGAAGTAGCCTTATAAAGACTGAATACATAAGCATCCGGCATCCCATTTATCGGATAGGATATGAAATCGGGATGCTCCTCATCCTGCGATTGCAGATATGATGCAGCCTCGATTTGCAATCTGTATCCATCGCCTGTAAGCATATCGTATGGAGTCCACTGAGCAGAGCCGTCCGGCAGAAAATGCCCGGACTGTCCTATGGACGAAGCCACAATAAATTTTGAAAGAGTGTTCCGGCGGCTGTTATCAAGAAAATCCGGATAAGACCACTTCCAAAAATCACTCATCGTCACGGAGATTTCTTCTCCGTTTGCTATGAAATGTTCGCTTCCGTTGAATACCATGAGCCTTCCTTCTTTCGATATAGTCTTTTATACTGACAATCTTTTTTCTCCGTACTCATCATCGGGCATAGCAGCAATCATGCCATCCGCATAGATGAGCAGGCGGTCTTGTAGGTCGGGAGTCAGTTTTCTGAACTTCTTTAAGCACTTTTGTTCACGAGCGTTGGAAATTTCCAATGAGTTATCCACATTCGGGTCTTTGAAATCCACACCACGCACAATGTAATCGAGAGATACATTGAAGTAATCTGCAAATTTCACAACGACATCAAGGGAAGGACTGCCTTTGCCTTTTTTCCAGTCAGTGAAAGATGACCCGGAGATACCGAGTTCTCTCGTGATTTGAGCAGGTTTTAAGTTACGCTCATCCATAAGAGCAACGAGTCTGTCTACAATCGTCATTTAGGACACCTCCAAAAAATAATTTGAAAATTCCAAGAAAATCTATTGACTTTTTGGAAAGTTCCAATTAGAATGTAGTCGTAAATTACAAAACACTAATACATTCAGTAAAGCAATTACATCACGCAATTCATTAAGAAATGGCAATATACAATTCGATTTTACCACACGACTATCGAAATGTAAATTACAAAGCGTGATAGGAAGGAGGGCAAATCGAATGGCAAGAGTGTTATCGCCGTGGTGCAAGCAGGCAAAAATCAGATTGATTGAACTGAATATGACCGTTGCTGAGTTGGCATCAAAAGTTGGACTCACAAGGGAGTACACATCGGCTATCGTGAACGGAAGAGCATTTTCCGAACCGGCGATAAAAGCAATCAGCGATGTACTCAATATCGCAGAAACAGCCTGCTCGCTAAATTAAGATTATTATAAGCCGAAAGGAGGCAGTACAACATGGGGAATGGCGGTACGAAAGAGAACCAAAATGTGTACTTTCGTGCAAGAAAGCAGGCAGCATTGTACAACGAAAAGCTATCAAGCCGTGAGGGAGCAGCAGAGATGCTCGGAATATCCCCATCGACCTTGGCAGATTACGAATTGGGAATAACGAAGTTTGTTCCGGTCGATAAAGTTGTCTTGATGGCAGATTTGTATAACTGCCCGGAGTTGAGAACCGGATATTGCAAATATGAATGTCCTATCGGGAAGCATATTCCACTGGCAACATCAGTGAGTGGAATAGAGGGCATTGCATTAAGGCTTATTCGAGAGTTCGACTCCAATGAAATTAAGAACATTGAGAAAGATTTGGTAGATATAGCAGCGGATGGCGTTATTTCAGAGGATGAAAAACCTACGCTTGAGAAAATTATCAGCAAACTCGACGAGATGTCGGTAGCAATCAGTGAGTTGAAACTCGCAGGAGAAAAGGCTCTGAAAGGATAGGTGGTTTAAGTGGGTGCTGCTGAATTGAGAACTTTCCTCAGAGAGGAATTTGGAATTATGAATGATGAAGAGTTTGAGGCGGCAGTGAACGCATCCACAGGAATAGACATTGGAATGTTTACTCAGCCGCTGAAAGGAGGAGCGGATGATGACAAGAAAGCAAATAAATTCCCTGCGGCGTAAAGCGAGAATGGGAGCCGTCATAGGAGCAGCAATATATCTTGCAGTTGGTGTCACAAGTTTTGGAAAAGACAATTCGAGCATTGAAGCGTCAGCAACCCCGACACAGCAGCCTGTATCCATACCACAAGAGACACCAAAAGCGACCGTGCAGGAGGAAAGAATAATCACATACACATACGATACGGTCGATGCTTATGACAGTTATCTGCTTGCCAAAATAGCGATGGCTGAGGCAGGAAATCAAGACACGGAAGGGAAAGCACTTGTAATGCTTGTGGTTCTGAATAGAGCATGGGGCGACAATGAATTTCCGGACACCGTGGAAGATGTGATTTACGATGACGGACAGTTCAGTCCGGTGCTTAAGGGAAAGTTTGAACAGACCATTCCGAACAAAGATTGTTGGGATGCTCTCGAGATGGTTATGCAAGGATGGGATGAAAGCGAAGGTGCATTGTACTTTGAAAGTAAGAGTTCCTCCACATGGCATGAAGATAATCTGAAATTCCTGTTCAAGCATCAAGACCATTATTTTTACACAGAAAAGGAGTGAGACGATGAGAAAGATTAGGAGATATATCATCAAAAATTGGTTTTGGATAGTCTTAGGACTCGTCCTCACAAGGAAGGCAATGGAATATTGCTATCGACAGAGAGGTTCATTCCAAGTCGGAGGCGAGTTCTTTATTCTTCCGGTCATTCTGATGGCTGTATATCTCATACCGAATATCGTGAGAGATGTACTCGGAGTATTCGGAGAGGAGGGCAAAGATGTCAGACCAAGAAATCGCAGAGAAGATGGTAGAAATCGTAGACGAGTTTCAAAGACAGACAGGTATGCCGGATGAGGTTGCCGACAGTGTTGTCAGACATTGTTTCAGAAAAATGGAACTGATAGACGCACCTGCTGAATATATCTTGCTTTTGCTACCGGATGAATTGAAAAACGCTTGTTTCAGAAGTTGGATAAACAAAAGGACGATGGAACTTGTAAAGAAAAAAGGAGGCGGTTGCGAATGTGCAGCCTGTGTAGACAGTTTCCATGCCACCCGAGATGTCCTAACGCTCCGGAACCTGTACCACTTATGAGATGTAAGGAATGTGGAGAGGGAATTTACGAGGGCGATGAGTATTACGACACCGGGAGTGGCGGGATATGCAAAGAGTGCATAGAAGATATGACGGCAAATGAATTATTCGACCTGTTCGGAGAAAGTTACTCCGTGGCAGCGTCATAAAGGAGGTAAGAAGATGACAGAAAACACGCAGTTAGTAGAACAGCCGGAAAGAAAGATTGGTCCGGTTCAGCAGGTAAAATTACTGCTGAATGAGGATACTGTCAAGAAAAGATTTACAGATGTTCTTGGAAAGAAAGCACCGCAGTTCATGGCATCCATTGTAAACGTGGTGTCAGCATCACCACAGTTGAAGCAGTGTGAAGCGAACAGTATCATGGCAGCATCATTTGTAGCAGCATCATTCGACTTGCCAATCGACAGCAATCTCGGATTTGCGGCATTGGTTCCGTATAAGAAGAGTTTCAAGGATAAAGAAACAGGTCAGTGGGTCAAAAAGGACCTTGCGCAGTTCCAAATGATGTACAAAGGCTTTGTCCAGTTGGCAATCAGAACCGGACAGTACGAGAAGATGAATTGTTCGGAGGTTTACGAGGATGAACTTCGCTCATATAACCCGATTACAGGAGAATGCGAGTTTGTGACCGATTTCTCACAGACGCATCAGCGAGAGAATGGAGAGACTGACAAGATTGTCGGTTATTACGCATGGTTCCGCCTCGTATCCGGTTTTACCAAAGAACTGTATATGAGTAAGAATGAGGTAACGAACCACGCAAAGAAGTATTCACAGTCGTACAGATACGATTTGAATGACAACAAGACAAGCAGCAAGTGGTCTACGGACTTCGATGCAATGGCAAAGAAAACCGTTATTAAGTTACTCCTCAGCAAGTGGGGCATCCTGTCTGTTGAGATGCAGAGAGCGATTGCAGACGACCAAAAGACATTTGATGAGGATGGCAATGAGGAATATGGAGACAATCAGCCGGATGTTATCGAGGCTGAGGACCCATTTGCTCAGATTGAAGATAAGAGCGGCGAACAGGATGACGAGCCGGAAGAACTCGACATCACTCAGTAGCAGAAAGGAGACATTATGGAGTTGACAGCAGAGAATTATTACGGAAAGGAAGCCAATAAGGCGTATATGTCCGTAAGCCAGTTCAAAGACTTCAACGGCACCTATGGGAAGATGGCGTGTGAGTTTGAAGCAATGGAAAAGTTAGAGGAGAGGTGGAACCCGGAGCCATCGACAGCGTTGTTAGTCGGAAGCTATGTGGACTCGTATATCGAGGGAACACTGGATGACTTCAAGAAAAGAAATCCGGAAATTTTCACTCAGAAAGGCGAATTGAAAGCACCGTATAAGAAAGCAGAGGAAATCATCGCCCGCATTGAGAGGGATGCGTACTTTATGAAGTATCTCTCGGGAGAGAAGCAGCGAATTATGACAGGCAATCTGTTTGGGTGCGACTGGAAAATCAAGATGGACTCATACATTCCGGGAGTTGCCATTGTAGATTTGAAAGTGATGGCATCCATTACTGATTTGAAATGGGTCAAGGATATCGGATACCTCGATTTTGTAAGGTATTGGGGATACGACATCCAAGGAGCAATCTATCAGAAGATTGTTGAACTCAACACCGGAAAGAAATTGCCGTTCTTTATCGCTGCGGTAACAAAGGAGAATGAACCGGACATCCGTATCATTCAGATTACTCAGAACTATCTCGATGAGGCTCTGAGCGTAGTATCTGCAAATATCAACAGAGTGTTGATGGTTAAGAATGGAGACAGGGAGCCGGACAAATGCGAATTGTGCGACTGTTGCAGGCACAACAGGGTTCTGAAAGCACCGATTTCCATTATCGACCTTACATCCGGAATTTAGGAGGTATCTATCAATGGCGTGGATAAGCGTTCACGAACAGGTGGTAGGTGGAAAACTGAGAACTCTCGCCAAAGAGTTGAATTGCAGTCAGAATGAGGCTCTTGGAATGTTGGTTACGCTGTGGCTGTGGGGCATTAACAATGCGGACAGCGAGGGCAGGATAATCGGAGCGACAAGAGCAGACATTGCAAAGGTTCTTTATGTTGGACTGAATGAGGAAATCGACCCGCTCAAGGCAGTTGATGCACTCATTACGACAGGTTGGATAGACCTTGACACAGACTTGTATCTCCATGATTGGGGAGAATGGCAGGAACAGTGGTATAAGGCTATGACAGCAAGAGAAAAGGATAAGGAGCGAAAACGCAAGGAGAGAGCCGCTAAGAAATTAGCATCTCGGCAGAAAGCACCGCCTGTAAGAAAGGAGGAGCCTGCTATCAGCACATCGGAACCTACAATTCCTCAACAGCCGGAAGTTAAAAGCAAGGCTGAGGGATATACGAAAGATTTCGAGGAGTGGTGGAGCGTGTATCCTCGTAAAATTGGAAAAGGCGATGCCTACAAGAAATACAAGACAAGGATAAAAGATGGTTGGTCTCCTGCTGAATTGTTGGAAGCAGCACAGAATTATAGGACCAAAATTCTGAATGAGAGAACGGAGCAGAAATTCATTAAGCATCCAAAGACCTTTTTATCAGACACCACACCGTTTGCTGATTTTATCAAAACAGGCACGCCGACCGTAACAGCAACTGGAAACAATGACGACAATCCGTATGCAGACTGGGAGGGATAACATGGAAAGACAAGAAAATATGGGAAAAGATGGTCTCCTGCATTGTTCTGTATGCGGAGAGCCGACACAGAAGATTTTACCGTTCCCACTCATGGACGGTTCGGAAGGAACTCGTGATATGAAAGTACACATCATGTGTTCCTGCGAGAAGAAAGAGCGGGATGCCTACGACAGGGAACAGAAGCGACAGGAAGAAATGAGAGTCGTAGAGGGATTGAGAAAACTCAGTCTCATGGATGACAAGCTGTCGCAGGCGAGATTAGAGTCGTTCACAGAGACAGACGATAATACAAGGCTCCTCAAAATAGTTCGGAATTACATCGTGAATTTTGAAAAGATGTATGAGAATAATCAAGGATTGTTGCTGTGGGGTCCGGTGGGAACCGGAAAGAGTTATGCTGCGGCAGTGATTGCAAATGAACTGCTCGACCGCAGGACATCGGTTGTAATGACATCGTTCATCAAGATACTCAAGGAGGTTGGAACATTCGATGATGACAACGGCAAGATTGAGAAAATGAACCAGTCCAAGCTACTTATCATAGATGACCTCGGGGCAGAAAGAGGAACGGATTACTCCCTTGAAAGGGTGTATGACATCATAGACAGCCGATACCGAAGCAACAAGCCAATCATACTGACAACGAACCTCACGATGGAGCAGATGAAGAACTGCGAGGACATTCGATACAACAGAATTTACGACAGGATATTCGAGATGTGCTATCCGGTCAAGGTAAGCGGTCTCTCTTGGAGAAAAAGGGAGGCGGCATCTCGATATGCAGCAACCAAACAGATATTGGAGGGATGAAGATGCTGAAAATGATTGCAGAAATCAGTATTGCCAAACTCGAGGATAGAAAAACAGTAACAGCAATTCTCCACGAGAACGGCTATACAGTTGGTCCGGGCAAGAGAAAGAAAACCGAAACCGGAAAGACTATCGACTACTTCCTCAAGGTGTACAGAGAGGATGGAAGCGATGAATGAGATAAGATTTACCATTCCCGGCAAGCCATTCGGCAAGCAGCGACCGAGAGTGGTAAACCGAGGGAAGTTTAGCACAGCATATACGCCGAAAGAAACGGTTGAATACGAAAATCTCGTGAAACTGTATTATTTTCAAACGGCACATGGCTATATGTTTCCCGATGATGCAATGCTCGATGTAAGGATATTTGCATTTTATGAGGTCCCGAAATCGGCAAGCAAGAAGAAAAAGGCTGCAATGTTGGCACAGGATATTCGCCCGACCAAGAAACCGGACTTCGATAATATTGGGAAGATAATTTGCGACAGTCTGAACTTGGTGGCATATCACGATGACTCAGCGGTGGTAGATGCTCAAGTGAGAAAGTTTTACTCAGAGCAGCCGAGAGTTGAGGTCGTCATAAAACAAATACAGAAAGGATGACATTTATGGAAGAATTATCACTGGTAATCAGTCAACCGGATGAGGGAAAATTCCTTCAAAAAATCGGTTGGAACAAAGAACAGATTATGAACGCTGTTGCGGAAATCACGAAGCAGTACACTGGATTGACCTACACAGAGGAGCAGATGCAGGATGCCAAGAAAGACAGGGCAACCCTCAATGCTATGAGAAAGGATATTTCCGACAGGAGAATACAAGTCAAGAAAGCGTTGATGGCTCCGTACGAAGCGTTTGAGGCTGAGGTCAAGGAAGTTGTGGCTATGATAGATGAGCCGATAGTGATGATTGACGAGCAGTTGTTGGCGTACGAGGAAAAGGTCAAGGAAGATAAGAAGCAGGAGTTAATTTCGTATTTCAAGGAGAATATCGGAGAGTTGGAAGATGTTCTGACCTTCGATATGATTTTCAATCCGAAGTGGCTTAATAAGACGGCATCTCTCAAGTCCTGCAAGGAGGAGATTTCTAAGGAAATCAGCAGAACAGATACAGACCTCAGAGCAATCGAGACTATGATTGAAGAGAAGTACAGGGCGTATGCTAAGGACTACTACTTCCGTAAGGATAGAAATATGACATCGGTTCTCAGCGAAGTTGGCAGAATGAAAGAAATTGACCGCAAGGCAGAGGAGGAAAAAGCGGCTCGAGAAGAGGCTGAGGAACGCAGGATAGAGCAGGAAGCAGCCAAAGCGGCAGAGGCTATCAATCCTCCAACCGAACCGGAAAATGTGCAGGAACAGGAAGAAAGCGTACCAAAAGCAGCAGAAAGCGTATCAATTCCTGCGGAAAATGTACCAAGACAGCCGGAAAGCGTACCGGAACAGTCAAAGGATGCACAGGTTGTAGACCCATTTGCAGACAAGGATACTGACACCAAGATTTATAAGGCATCGTTCACAATTAGAGGAACAAAGGCTCAGATACTGTCTGTAAAGGAGTTTATGATAAAGAACAATATTCAATTTGGAAAGGTGGAAAAATAGTATGGGAAGTTTCATCGAGGAAACGACACTGCATTTCGAGGATGACACATTCAAGAAGTTAAGAACGGATGCAGACCAAGTGTTACAGAAACTGCTCGCCAACATGGCGAAAAAGGGCAGTCTCGAGGGCAAAATGACAATCACGATTGATGTGTCATTCACAGAGGAAACGGTTCAGAACAGAGACCCGAACATCGAGGGAGATATGAGAGTTGTACATACTCCAAAGTTTCAGCATAAGGTCGGCTCAGTTCTGCAAATCAAGAATGAGCAGAAAGGCGATATGAACTGCGATGGCATGGAGATGATTTGGGATAATGAGAAAGGCGAGTATGTACTCAGACCTATTACCGGAAGAGACCAAATGAGTATCTTTGACATGGAGGTTCAGAACGCACAGGAGCCTGCGACCGATGCGGAAGTTGTTGAGGGAGAGGTTCTCGAGGGAAGAAAGATACCTGCACTCCCTATGAATGAGCCGGAAGATGATGCGTCCGATGGAAGTCCGGAGGACGGTCCGCAGGACGAGGAAGATATGTCAGACGAATTTGGGGATGACTACGGATACGATGACCCGGAGGAGTATTGATGTTAAGGGTAACTGTAAAATTGATTAAGGCATGGATGAACTATCAGCGAGCGAAGATAAGGAGACAACACGATGAGAAAGTTAGCAAGAGAAGTAGCAAGAAATCAGAGTTATAAGAGAAGCGGAACAACAGATATGTTCCATTACTTCTTTGACAAGATTTGGATAGAGAAAGGACATCCTGCATCACGCAGGATGAACCCTACTAAGAAAAAGCGTTTCGGAGGGAGAAGGTAATGGAAGAGAATAAGATTTATCAGAATGACAATCCGAAGAATGGTCCGCTTGATGGTGTTCAGTTAAGGACTGACTGCGTAAGAACCAAGTTCACGCAGAAGAGACAGAAAACTGGCTATCCATTCAAGCAGTCACAGACAAAAGCAAATGTGTCTGCGAGCGTAGAGACTGGCACGTTCTCCATTAGAGATGTGCAGACAAATATCATGCTTGCAATCAGACTCGAAGATGCTATGGCGGTATGTGCAGCAGCAGCGGATGCGAGCAGAAAGGCGGAAGGATGTACGGAAACGAAGGAAGATGCAGGAGTTGCGGAGCCAAAATCCGATTTGTAAAGATGAAGTCGGGAAAGTCCATGCCTGTGAATGAGAAGATTGTCAATTACAAGACTGACCCTCATGGCAAGGAAAGAATTGTGACACCGGGCGGCGATGTAGTCGCCTGCGTCACTGGCATCAATGCAGATGAAGCAACTGGATTTGGATATGTTTCTCACTTTGCTACTTGCCCGAATGCGAGAAACCATAGAAGATGACAAAGAAAAAGAGCCGCCTCGCTTAGCGACTCAATACTGGTAAGAAAAATTATATGCTATAAGGCATAGAAAGTCAAGGAGGCGGCTGATGAAAGAGGCAAGATATTCATTAACACAGGAACAACTCAACGACTTAGCAGCCATTGCAGCCGATAGAGCGGTTGAGGCATATCGTTCCGAAGAACAGAAAACTCAGAAGCGAAAAGATAATGAGAATGTTCGCATCACAAAGAAGAAACTCCAATCCTACCGCAGGGTGAAAGCATCACTGGCAGAGACCGAAGAGTTCACAGAGGATGAGAAGATTGAACTGAGATGGGCGTTTGTGAGAGATTTGATGGGAAGCGGACTTGATGTTGTTGAGAAAGCAGACAACAGGATAAGGTCTGTTGAGAACAAAAGAAAAAAAGACTCATTCGAGATACAGTCTATCGACAAGGCTATGGCACTGTATAAGAAAGAGGCTGACAATTCCTCAAGCGAGGAGGCGAAGAGAAGATACAGAGAACTGCACGCAATGTATATTGATGACGAGGCACACGATGTGAAAGAAATTGCTGAGATGGAAAACATCAGTGAGAAAATCGTTTACAGAGACATAGGAATAGCCTGCAAGATATTGGCGGTATATTTGCTCGGAATGTAGGAAATAAACGCTCCCTGCGGCTATACGAAACGCACAATACATACTGAATTGGAATGTGAGAAAAATGTAAGGTTGAAATTGGAATATTCCAATGATAGTATGGTAGTAGCCAACAGACCCCATAATGTCATCCAAATGCAGAGCCATGTAGTTCTTCTTCCCAAAGACGACATGAGTATCCCGGCGAGAAATCGTTCGGGATATTTCTGTATTTGGCGTTAGCGAGCAAGACTGTCTCAATTCCCGGAGGCAGTCTATTTTTTATGCACAAGCCGCCATCTCAAGAGAGAAAAGCGGCTCAAGTCTACACCTCAAAACTGAACGGATGTTCGGGGGGG